GTGTTCTATATACTTTCAATACATGGATTTCGTTCCTGATATATGGGGACCACATTATTGGTTTTTTCTACATACAGTCGCAGAGTCGTATCCGGAAACTCCTAATGCGGTTACAAAACGTAAATACTATGATTTAATACAAAATATGCCACTTTTCATACCTGTACCTGAAATTGGTAATAAATTTAGCAATCTCATAGATAAATACCCGGTTAGTCCTTACTTGGGTTCTCGCGAATCCTTTGTGAGATGGGTCCATTTCATACATAATAAGGTAAATGCGTCATTAGGAAAAGAAGAAATATCCTTCTTAAAATCAATTGATTTATATAAATCACACTATAAGGATAAACCATTTATATTAAGCGAAACACTCAATATGCGTAAGCATTATTTGCATGCAGCACTTACATTTTCCTGCATATTTTTAATATACAAACTTGCAAAGGATTCTTAGATATATATATAGTATAAGATGCGATTTGAAATCGTTATATTTTTGATAACAATCTTTATAGTCGCCAATATTTACACGGATGGCAAATACTTGAAAATCGCGCTATCCTGGAAGAAATATTACCAGATGATCGGTGTTGCATTTTTTGGATATATGTTATGTTGGTTGATGAGAAAAAGTCCGGAGAAAGCGCAAAGCATGTTAGTGGCTTCAAATGAATATCTTAAATATCTTCCAGTCGATAAAAGCACTACGGATTTTATTTCTCCTATCTTAGATTTTACATCCAAACACGATTTCGGCGGACCAAGACCACAGCAATATGAGAGTCGAATATTACATTCTGGTGGCGGAGGTAGAGTCGAAGAGACGAGCGGAAGAGTAGGTGCCACCAAACGCTCTGTAAGTGAAACCAAGAAGAAATTTGTAGCAGCACGACAAAACTGGCACTGTGGCGACTGCCAAAAACAGTTACCGGCGTGGTTTGAGGTAGATCACACGATACGATTGGAAAATGGTGGCTCCAATCATGTCGATAATTTAGTTGCGTTGTGTAGAGATTGTCATGGTAAGAAAACTGCCATCGAAAATTTATAGGAGTATATTATATACTCGTTTAGGTAAATTATGTCTGATAATCCTTCATACATAACTAACATTTTAAATATGCTGGGTATTGTAAACCAAACCCAACTATTGCTTATCGCACTATTCATAATAATAATAATGAATTTATTTTATGTATCTGACGCAAATGTATTGGAATCTAGATCGCAAGCGATTATAATTACTCTTGTAACAGTTGTGATTGTTGCATCATTATACAAAATGGTTACAGGAGGAAAAGGTAAAGACTGGGTTATAACGGCGATTACAGTTGTTACAATTATTGTCTTCTTGTTCGGAGGTGTTATTTTAGAATTTTATGAGAAATACATCAAACGTACCGCGCTATTTAATAGCATTTCCGATAATGCAAACGGTAAACTTATTACTAATATTATACAAATTAGTCTCATTATATCAATTATTATTGTAGGAATATCCGCTGCGAACAACGTTATCGGGCGGTATTTGGTAAATTCAACATCATGGACCGGATTTATATTAAATTTGATTGTTTACATACCATGTCTGTTTGAAGACTTGATTAAATATGTCAAACAGGAATATGGATTGACATCTAGTGTGACGTTTATACTACTTGCAGTTGAATTGTTATTGATTACCGCTTACGTGTCACTCCCTATGATATTATCGTCAAAGCTGAAGAGTGGAAGTACAGAGGTTATGAATGAACCTGAATTTTTAGATATTGCAGTTAGTAAGACGTTTGTTAAACAGGACGTAGGAGAATACGAGTCCAAGCGAACTAATTATGCGTTCTCTATGTGGGTATATTTGAACCAACAAAATAATTCCAGCGACAACAACCATATATTCTCATATGGAGGTACATATCCGAAGATAGAATATGTTAAATGTAAGAGCGAAACAAATAAGGACAAATATAGATTCACGATTGGCACGGATGTTTACGATATAAATATGCCGAATCAAAAATGGAATAACATTGTTATAAATTTTAACAATAATAATACAGTTGACGTTTTTGTGAATGGTAATTTAGAAAGAACATTTGAAAGTCGTATGCGAAACATAACAAGTAATGTTACTCAGAATGCGATTAATATAGGTAGTAATAATGGGTTGTATGGCGCAATTTGTAATATAAATTATTACGCAATCCCACTCACACAAGGTCAAATCGTGCAACAGTACAATTTACTATACAATAAAAATCCGCCTACAAATAATATAATGTAATTTTATATATATATATAAATGGATTATTTAATCGTTCTCTTAGGAACCCTTCTTGTTGTTATAATTGTGTACATGTTGTATACCAATTATTTTTCCAGTACAACTCAACTATCAGGCGAAGTAGATATGAAAGACAAGACCGCCGATATAGCAGTGGATAAACTGACGAAACCCGATTCTACAAGATACTCGTATAATATTTGGATATACGTCGATAAGCCCGCCTCCGGATCGAGAACTATATTCAATCGCGCAAATGATCTAGGCTTGTTTTTAAATGGCGACACATCGGTGCTTGAGGTCCGTTTATATCGTAGGTCTGGCACATCTACTGCCATCGCGACCGATAATGCAGTATACCAATTGAGTAATAATTTCCCGTTACAAAAGTGGGTTTACATTACCGTTAGTGTAGACAATTCCACAATCGATATGTATTTAGATGGAAAGTTGGTTAAATCTGTGATTTCCGAGAGAATTGTATCCGGTAATAAATACCATAGACCGGATGCTACATCTCCTATCACATTCGGAGTTAATCCCGGTATGTATATGACAAAGTTTAATCGTAAATTGGCACCGTCAGATCCTCAGACGGCTTGGAATTCGTACATGGAAGGAAGTGGCTCGAAGCTAGGTCTCAGTAATTTAGCAAATAGATACAACATTAATCTGGCGATATCAAAAGACAACATACTATCTAATACAATTCCTATTTGGTAACTTTATTTATCCAATATAATTATATAGAATGGATTTCAACAAACCGATATTAGAACAAATATCCGGTCCTTCGTCAAGTGTATCGGACTCAATTACTAGTGCGACCGATAAAATTAGCTCGAGTTTTAATAGCATATCATCTGCTAGTCTTGGTGACGCAAGTAGTGAGTTCATCAATTCGAATAGTATTATATCGAAATTTGTATTTTTGCTATTAGTATTAATCGTCTTCATCATGTTGATGAATTTAGGAGTATATATAATCAGTTATTTTTTAAGACCCAATACGACGCCATATGTAGTTAAAGGATTGATTAATGGTAACAGACAAATAATTGTGCCACAAGATCCGACGAATTCCAATTCCATTACTATTTATCGTTCAAACAACGAAGACAAGGGTTTAGAATTTACGTGGACGGTTTGGCTGCATGTAGACGCACTACCATGGGGCGCATACAATCGTATATTCAGTAAAGGAAATGGTACGAGTCAAAATGGTCCAACACTGTCTTTATATAAAGGCACAGACACCTCCGGAGCGAGTGACAATACTGGAACTATTAAGATAAGGATGGATACAGTCGCCGCCGAAACAGCCACTGATGGTAATGTTGTCGATATTAAAAACATACCGATGGGACGATGGTTTAACTTGGCTGTCCGAATGCAAAATAAAATTATGGATGTATATGTAAATGGTGTCGTAGCGAAACGACATGTATTCAAGAATGTCCCCAAACAGAATTATAGCGACGTACAGGTAGGTGGTTTTAATGGTAACCTATCTGATCTGAGGTATTTTAATTCAGCATTGAATGTCTTCCAAATAAATAACATTGCTATGGCCGGACCTAATCTTACAGCGGCGAATTCGTCAACGGATACTAAATTTGATTATTTATCCAGCTCGTGGTATAAACCTCAAGCATAAATCAATATTATAATATTTACTTATTATAATATATGGCAGATAATACTTGTACTACACTCGCTCAACGCAGAGCTTTCTTGAGTTTGAGTATGCCTCCGATTCGATTTAATGGTTTGGTGAATCCATATGTAAATAGTACTGGAGCCCAAGTTTATACGACGTCTCAATTGGATATGCGAAGGAAAGCTGAGATACTACAATACAATAAGAGTGCATCACAAACCAATAAATTAACCAAATCACAGAAGTTCGCACAGGCGATAGGAAGAACTGTGAATACAAATACATCATTTATTGGAACAATTATAGGAAACGCACTTATTGTGTCTTACGTTACTCAAGGAAAAATTTTAGTCGGGCAGTCTATATTAGGATTTGGAGTTGCCATAGGAACAATTATTCTCGGGCAGTCTACCGGCGTAGCTGGCAACGTAGGAACATATACAATAAACATTTCGCAGAGTATAACCAGTGCTACAGTCATGCGTGCAAACGCAATCATTAGTACGACTAATTGCGTCAACGATCTGTACGTGCCTTCGCTTTCATCGTCATGTGATGTTCCTGGACCGGTTATAACTTTGCGATATGATCCAACAGTTCCATTATATAACTACGCACAGAATGTTGCATCACTGGGTTTAATAAATTCTGAAAATACCGATCAGTTGACGGATAGCACAAGCAATAATATAATCGCGTATGATTCGATCGAGACTACGCTTGTGGATATAGCGATAGGTAATATATCTTCGCAGACGACAACGTTCTCTATAAATAGTCCAATTGGTATATACGTTGACGGTACATCCGCTAGTTCTTCCCCTGGTGATATAAGCATAAGTAGTGTAACAATTGCCGTTTATTATAATGATACTAATTACTTGTTGACATCTGTAGCACAACCTACAATTACGGCGACGACTGATCTAAAAACAGCGAGATTCACACGGACAGCATCATCTCCGTTCAGTGGAGTCATTTATGTTGGTAATCTGGGTATAACAAACCTGACACTACCTACGATGTATGGATATGTTTATAAAATTAAGGTCAAGTTTAACATGACTAGTGGTGCTACCGGTATAAATAAACGCGTGTATATGAATGTCACTAATGGAACGACTACAAATTGTACGTTGGTAACTACTTCCAATCCGTCGCCACAAATACCATATTCGTTATCAGGTGTATAATTCGGCTAATATGCTTGTAATATTGTTTTTGGTATAGATATACCATGCAATGTTCTCAAACATAGATACAAACGCGTCTTGTAGAGTTTCGTCGACATCGACAGCGACTGTTGGTATATCAACATGTACCTTTTGTATATCTACATCTACCTTTTGTATATCTACAGCGACTGTTGGTATATCTACATCTACCTTTTGTATATCGACAGCGACTGTTGGTATATCTACAGCGACTGTTGGTATATCTACATCTACCTTTTGTATATCTAGCTCGACCTTTTGTATATCTAGCTCGACCTTTTGTATATCTAGCTCGACCTTTTGTATATCTAGCTCGACCTTTTGTATATCTAGCTCGACCTTTTGTATATCTAGCTCGATTATTTCAAATTCACCAACTTCATCTATTTTAGTATCCATTAAATGTTGTCCTGCGTTAGTGAACGCCCAGCATGGTATATGCATATACATATTTTTAATATAAAAATTTTGCAAAAAATACATATTAATAAATAAATGTATTTTTATTCCCGTTCTACTTGAGCGTTTTGGGTGAGTGTCGGGTTCAAGCACATCTTCTTAGACGGAAATATCTGTCCTGACATACACTTTGCTTCATCATCTACCATAATACACCCGCGTTTGTCTGCAACTTCACCGACCAAGCACCAACCCACTTTATTACTTGAAATTGGGTTTTGTATTGGGTTCGCCGTGGTGTCCGCATCCGGATCATTAACCGGTTTTGGTCTAGATAGATTTAGAGCTGAATCTAATTGTGTTGTGTCAACACCACCCTTACTTGCTGATATCAGCAAGTCACCCACACTTTGGACGGTTCCCTCTGCTATATCAATGCCAGTCTTTGCTGTATCGGAAACTACATCAGCCGTTTTATTGATAACCGCTCCAGTTGTATACCCAAGGAGCGACAGTATAGGTCTTATAATCGGAGTAAAAATAGCAATGATAGTTTTTATCGCATTGCTAATATAGTCTAACAGATTGAACCCCATAAATGATAGTGCCAACAGACCAACTAAAACAATTATAAGAATATTCTTTCCACTAAATGATTCCATATTAGGTGATTCCGTATTAGACGAACTTAAAGTCTCATATTTCGGTTGAATACTTTCCATCTGCGTATATATTTATAATATATATATTCGTTTGTAATATCTGTTTTTTTTATACAATTATAATAAAAATTATGGGAGCCTTTAATTTTATCGAATCATTCTTCTTATTGAGTTTAGGAATCACGTTTGTCTTGATCGTTCTCTTGGTATATCACTTTAAGCAACGTTTGAGTTCTATGGAACAGAAGTGCGATACGATGTTTGACATCGTTCAAAATTTAGTTAAAGAGTTAAAGGTAGTTAAAACTGCGTGTTTAGAGCAACCATTTACTTGTTCTCGTATGGAACCGGCATGTATGATGCAAGAGTCTGATGAAAACGATGATGACGCAGATGATTCTGATGTGGATTCTGATGTGGATTCTGATGATGACGATGATGATGAGGATTCGGATGGAAATGACGACGATGATGAGGATGCGACTAATGGAGATGTTAAGATAATCAATATGAGTATAGGCGATATCATTGATATAATTGAAACTCAGTCAAACGAGTCTGAATCAGATGAAGCTCTTGTTGAATTAGACGTGACTGAACCAGTCCCGTCAGTCCACAAGATCATAGTTACCGATTACAAGAAAATGACAGTCGCTGAATTGAAACAAATTGTTTCGTCACAAAATCTCGCGACTAATGCGAGTAAACTTACAAAAACCGAATTACTCAAGTTATTGGAAAAATAATACAAATATATTGTATAGATGGAACGTCAATATAGCAAATACGACAGTACTTTAGTATTAAAACCCATATTTTCACCATTCGACAAACCGATCGTATCGAACGATGATAATAGTAAATTGATTGAAACCAGTTCAATCAAGTCTAATTCAGATTATCGCAGATACATGATTGAAAAATCTGAAATAATCAGAGAACAGAATACCAAAGAATACGTAAAAAGCATTTAGACAATAGATAGATATAGAATATAATTCAATATCTATGAGTGTTGTGAGTATTGATATCGGGATTAAAAATATGGCATATTGTGTGTTTGATGCAAGTGGCTCCGTTCTCGACTGGAATGTGGTTAATTTAATGGATCGAGAGCCAGAAACGAAACAATGTACGGTCACGTGTGTTAAAAAGAAGATATCCAGTGTTTGTGGTAAAAAGGCAAAATATGACAAAAATGGTGTTTGTTATTGTCAGACTCACGCCAAGTCAAGTGCTTTTTTGTTACCTGATAGCAAATGTTCTCCTGGTAAGATTAAGAAACTTAAGTTAGAGGAATTAAAACAGCTGGCTGCAAGTCGATTTATTACGCTGGTAGAAACCGATGTAAAGCCGGCGATTATATTAAAAGTAAATTCATTCTTTTTGGAAAAGACACTTGTGCCTATAACAAACAAGAAGGTGAATGCTGGTGCATTAGACTTGGTCGTGATAGGTAAGAATATGAAAACCGAATTTGATAAAATCGCATCTTTCAAGACCGCGAGCCATGTCATTGTGGAGAACCAGATATCACCCATCGCAACACGAATGAAGTCGATTCAAGGAATGGTAGCACAATATTTTATAATGCGACATGACGATATCAATATAGAATTCCTTTCATCGGCCGGTAAACTCAAAGGATTCGAAAAGCAGAATGAGAACGTTGATTCCGAATACCAACAACATAAAAAAGACGCAGTTTTCTATTGCAGCCGGTTTCTGGAAACGGAACGATATGCAAATTGGAATACAGTTCTCAATACGAAAAAGAAGGATGACTTGGCCGATTGTTTTTTACAAGGAATTCAGTGGATGAAACGCAAAAATATAATATCGTTTGCGTAGAACTTAAACATTATTTATGTATATTAATAATAAAATGGAAGTCATTGATCTGAATAGTTTAGACCCGATTACAATGAATATCGGGGAATCCAATACGCGGACTACCAATTTCGGATCTGGAATCGAACTTCTCATGAATGACAAGATGAAGAGTTCTTCATCCTCGACGAAGATCGATTTAGGAGAACTTGATAATTTAGAGAATGAACTAAATGAACTGTCGTCAATGAATATGCCAGTAACCTCTCAGCAGACCGATAATAAATCGATCAGTGGGTTTTTCGGATTCAATCGTTCCGATCCACCGATCAACTCAAACACGGATACTACCGATTCTAAGCTCGGTGGAGCGACAGTTGATAGCATTGGTAACACCAAGACTTGGGATGGGTTCTCCAAGCTGAACGAAGTTCCTGTTGGCGGAGGCGGAGGTAATGCGGGGGCTGGATTGAATGAGCGCGAGAAACGCCGTAAGAAGCGTAACATGATTAAAAATCTGGAGCAATGGCACGAGAAGGGACTTATTAAGAACATCTCGCGCTTCACTATGGATTCTAGTTATGAGGAGGTTGAGGATGAATATGAAGGCGCGCTAGACGATAAGCGTAAGCGTGATGCAGTGAAGATGCAGCAGAATTGGATGATTACTGCAATCAATACCATTGAGTATGGAAACTCGATGTTTGATCCATTCGGAATTTCTCTTGATGGGTGGGGTGAATCTATCAGTGAGGACATTGATAGTTATGACGAGATTTTCGAGCAGCTCCATGAGAAGTATAAGGGTGGAAAGATGAGTCCCGAATTGAGCTTGCTTATGCGGCTCGGATTCAGTGCAAGTGTGGTACATTTCAGCAATAAGGCACTTTCTACCGCCGCACCCGGATTTAATGATGTTATTCGCCAATCTCCAGAGCTGATGCGTATGTTTACTACTGCGACGGTTGACTCCATGAAGCAGACTGCGCCGGGTATGGCATTTGCTAGTGAACTACTGAATAGTAACAGGCCGACTACTATGAATCAGCCCCCTCCGGCACCGGTTGAGACACGCAATTTCGCACCCCCACCTGCAAGTGCTCGCCCAGGTAATCAATTCATGCAAAGTCGTCCCGACATAGATGCTGGACGTGGTACAACATTCAATTTTGAAACTACTGCTGCCGAGCCACAGCCTAGATCGACACGACCTGAAATGTCTGGACCGCGAAATATGGATATAGACAATATTCTGTCGGGATTGAAGACGAAGAAGGTTGACATTTCAAATGATGACGATTCTATGATGAGTATCTCTAGTTTGAATGATATTAATGGTACCATGATGCCTAAGAAGTCGTCCAGGCGTCGTAATAAATCTGACAAGAATGTGATCTCGTTAGACATCTAGGGGGAACCTACGGTTCTAGAAAACGAAGTTTTCAACTGCGCCTTCGGCGCAACCCGAACCCCATCCCTTGCTTGGGAAATGTACCCCCTAACCCCCTCCTTTAATTGGACTGCTTCTTTTATATAGATGATATTTTACTCATGTGAAATATCATACTTATTTACGCCTCCTCCTTGTTATACGAGTAGATCCAGTTGCCCCATATAGTATTAGTTGGAAACTGTAGTCCCCATGCCTTACTATGATCCTGGCTAATTGATTTTTCTGCGTATTCGGTGGCCGCTAGTTCTCTGCCGCTCAGAACGCGACCATGACGGTCCTCATATTTATCTCGCATTGCTTTATTATACCCATGATCGTTACAATCATAACCATCTTTAGATTTAACGTTACTATCTGGTTCGTCTTCTGAATCACTCTCGCATTCAGATGAATGGTCGGTTTCGTTGTTTTCCGTTTCGTAATAATCATCCAACTTTATCTTTTTTTGGTCTACGGTATTATAAGCTACAACCAACATAATCAGAATGTCCTGTTCTTTTCTTGGCAAATCGGATGCGATTATTTTTCGTATCAATGAAGTCTCCATTTTTATATAGAATAAAAAACGAACATCCTTATATTGTTTTATACGATATAAAACAATAAAATAGATTTAGAAAAATTCGTTTTAAAGGGCACCCTACACGTTTACATATGCATTATTAGTAAAGCTCCACGTTGTTCCTGTAGCATCGCTTGCCAAAACGAAGGATGTGTTTGCTGCGGGACTCACAAGAGAAAACGTTGCTCCGCATGGATTCAGGAAATTGGTTCCATTTGTTATATTGTATGGTGAATTTTTGGTTGAGTCTATCGGATTGGCATTACTATCTTGCGGGTTTCCATTTATGTCTAAACCAGATGGATAACTATTAATAGCAGTTGAATAACCTGTGTCGGGTGGGCTAGAAATCACATACACTTCTACAAATTGCCGCTGCGACCCTATATTTTCTTTTATAAGCCTAATTTTATATTGATATGTTGCCGCTCCAACAAGGTCTGTGTAATAATTATAAAATGTAACAAGCAGTGTAGTTATTGAATAATTTGTGCTAATAAAGTTTGAATAGTAAAATGTTTTTAACAACCTGTCAAAATTACCAAGTAATATTGCGGGCACGGTAGCACGTGAAATATTAACTTCTAGATTTGGATTTGGAGTTCCGAATACTAAAGCATTGTTAGACGACCAATATAAACTATCTGTGCGATTTACACCGAAAAAGTTAAATGTCATACCGGCCATAGGTATTGGTACATCTCCATCATCTAATGCTGAAAATCCAGGTGAAGTCGCATCATAAAGTATACCTGGTATACTAACTTGCGTGAGATTGCTAATATCAGACGAACCGATTCCATTGAGTATGCTAATGTTAAACGTAGCCATGATCCATGAATAAGCCTTTCGGTGTAGAGCCAAACCAGACCGTTTTTTACCCATTAATATATATAAGTATATATTAATTCGCATAATTTATAAGCATAATTTATAACATAATACACTCCAACGAAAGGAGGGGGTTAGGGGGGACCTTGGTCCCCCCTGAATAGTGCCTTATCTACTGTAGTCCTCACACAAAAAAGGCGATGTAGTGCAATACCCGAGAGGAACAAAGCGACCAGTATATGAATGAACTGATATTGTGGTAAAAACCAATGAATTATAAATGCACCAATGATCGTAAAAACCAAATCAACGATCGCAATATCAAATAAACGATATGCATGCGCTCCCTCCCCTACCTTTCCGAATATTTCGCTATATTTGCATGGCATTTTATATAGTATACTACCAATTAAAAATCTAATTATATTGATTTGTGTTTAAGTGTGTATGTACTACAGTTGCGTCGATTATTATATTTACAAGCCTCGTCTATTACGTAATCATCAACCGTAGTATTTTTATTCTCGATTACGAGCTCTGCATATTCTAAAGTCATCCAAGTAACCTCGTCTTTCATGGCTTTAAAATTTTTATATTGCGATGAAGAAAATCGTAGTGGTGGAAATATATCACCCGGATGTGTAGGTGCATTTGAACTAGACTCCGCATTATTCTCGTATTCGAATTGAATTGAACTTGCTGGGAACTCCTCGCCTTCTTTGCCATGCCACCACTCACTAAACGCAGTACGTCTTCCAAACTCTGGGTCCGTTGCATCTAGAAATCCGATTCCAAATGTATTTATAAATCCAAGTATTGGTTTTTCTGATACTGTTACCGACCCACTCAATTCAAAACTTTCCTTTCTATCAAAAAATCCAGGTTCGGTGTATAACCATGATTTAGTTTCGGTGAGAAGATCCGCGAAACTGTTACTATCTATATAACCATGCCGTAGCTTACCGTCTGAGCCTTTACGAACCATCCCTACAACTGAATGCCCGCTACCACTGAGCGATGATACCGAAAAACGATACATACATATGTCTTTATCTGTTTTACCTCCTACGCTCGTAGACCACCGGTCGTAGATATTATCAGCGGCTGCATTAGTCTTTTTTATTATTTCATTCCAAGATTCAAATCCATTAAGTGTATCAGGTTGTCCGTATAATGCCGAGTCAGAAGTATGGGCGCCCGTCTTGATCCAATACCTGGCATTCTCAAACGAATCATTATCGCCTACACCAGACTCATCAGAATCGATAGCAATCTTTTCTGGCGATTTATGTTGTTTCCATATTTTATATGTATCTTCACCAGAAGCCGCTGACGCTGCTAATTCCGCAGTCGGAAGACACGAACCGCCAGTATTTGCGAGTGCTAAAAAAATGGAATCCGCCTTATATTCGTCGTCACTAAAGGCTTTGTTGATTTGTTTTTTTGTAAGGCTCTTTGCAGTGAATCCTCTCGCTGCGAGTGTTTCATCCACATGACCGTTCAATAATAGTAATGTTCCAAGTAATTTCAATAAAAACTGTCTAACACCTCCTTTCATCATATGTCTTACGGACATACTACGCCTTTTTATACTTCTACCTGGTGACCTTACGCTTCTACCGGGCAACATTACGCTCTTACCCGGGGACCGTACGCTTCTACCGGTCAACATTACGCTCTTACTCGGGGACCGTACGCTTCTACCGGTCAACATTACGCTCTTACCCGGCGACATTACGCTTTGTCTCTTTATAGTAAATTGATTCAATCGCTCATACCGATGTAATATGGAATACAATGCCATATACTTCTCATTTTTGTTTGAATATACGGTAGATTCGTTTTGTTTTATCTTCAATAACATTGAATATGTTACTCGACAACGAGCGTCCTTGCATATCCCTTTGAAAGCTGGTAGTTTTTTCAATATACGATTTTGTAATAACTCGATTTGTTCGTATTGATTGTTACAAGACATTATATATAATATTAATATTTTACATATATACGCCGTTCAA